GGTGGTGGCGGGGGCGGCACCGGGCTTACGTCGTTCACGCTCAAGAGCGCCGCAACGAGCGGGCAGCAGCCGTTCTCCATCGCCTTTGGTCTGAAGGAGGGCGACGCGACGACCGTCAGCACCGATCTGCCCGGCAATGCGTATCAGGCAAAGATCATCTCGACATGGCCGGGCGGCTCGGCAAAGCACGTCATCGTTTCCGGGCAGTGGTCGGCCACGCAGAACACCACGCTGACGGTCAACGTCAACAACGGGACGCCACCGAGCGGCACGGCGCTGGCTCATGCGGACATCGTGGCAGCGGCGCCCACATCGGTGGTGGACTGTGCCGCGTTCGGATCAGCAAGTCTTGCGACGCGCCTTGCGGCCGGCGCGCCAGATGTTGTGCTAGTTGCTGGCCCGCAGATGATCGAGGCGTGGTATCGCGCCGATGTCGGCTCTGACATCCACGTAACTTGGTACGTCAAGCTCTGGGCTGAGGGGCGAAAACACGTCGGCGTGATGGTCGAGAACGGCTTTCTCGACGACGGCGCTGGTGCGGTGTGGACGAATACGACGCGCTCATACACGCCAACGATCACCATTGGCGGGGTCACAGTCTTCAATAGTGCGGTCACGCACTACGGCCACACCGGCTACTACGCCGAAGGCTGGATCGGCGGCGACCCGCAACTGACCAAGTTGCACGCTGTTGCCTATCAGCGCGAGACCAAGCTGTTCCCGAACGCTGGGCATGGCGCGGCGACCGAAGCGACTCTTGCGGACCTGGATCAGACCTACGTCCAGATGAACAACGGCCCGATCAAGGCCGACATGGGCGGCACGGGGGACACGCCCGGAATCGGCCTGATCCCTCACTGGGATATGTGCTACCTCACAACGGGGGACTCACGTGCCTTTACGGCCATGGTGGTTGGGTCTCTATCCATTAACGCCTTCCCGGTGTGTTTCAGGACAAAAGCAGCCAAACAAACTCCACCGAAGATTACCGGTACTGGTCACTTTGGCACATGGACTGTGGACGGGCCTGGGGCCGGTGGCGTAACGGCAGTCGGCGCCGGAACCAACAGTTGGGACCACGCTCACCATCCTCAGACTGGATACACGGCATTCATGCTAACGGGTGACGGCGTTCACCTGGAAAACTGCGCGAAAACTGCTGGCATGTGCTTCCTGGTGGAAGACTCCAGTAATGGAACTGGAACCGATCGAATTATTGGCGACCAACTTCGCGGAGTGGCATGGATGCTCCGTTCAGCAGGACTGTACGCATCAGTTTGCCCAGACTCGATGAAGGGCACCAATACGCCAGGCACTGATTTCGGCACATGGGTGAATTCCAACTACACGTCATTCAAGACAGTTAGCGAGAGCGGTGCCAGCAAGGCGTGGAGCGGGAACCTGTATGACGTGAACAATTACGGTGCCTGGACTGGCACCGGATCTATTCCTCCATGGCAGGTTGACTTCTGGATTTCAGTGAATGGCTGGCTGTCGGAGCTCAAGTTCCTTTCCGATATGTCCACCATCGTCACCGTCCGCGATTGGATGTACAGGTTCATTGTCGGCAGATTGGGCGCCGCCGGCCGCAGCAGTGAATACCCGTTCTATCGGGCTGCCCAGTACGGGATCAAGGCCGCGACAGATAACACTGGGGCAACGTGGTACCAGAGTTGGGGCGAGATTTACAACCAGTCCTTCGGCGGGCTGAATACGACAGTCAGCAACACCCTGATAGAAGGCAATATTGCGAGCAGCAATGGTGGCGCAGATAGTTATTGGGGGAACCTAGTCCCGGCGATTGCTTACGCTGTCGATCACCAAGCGCCGGGCGCCCGCGCAGCCTGGACACGCCTCACTGGCGCGACGAACTGGAGCACCGTGGCAACGGGGCTTACACAGTACCTGAGCTTTGCCGTAGCCCCCCGCAACGCTCGCGTGTCCCTGTACACCGTGCCGGCCAACGAGTCGATCCTCATCGGTACGAACACCATGCGTGCGGTGAAGCCGTCTGGCATGACGGATGGGACGTTCGACAACTCGACGTTTGGCTCGTACTCCGGCGGAACTTATGTGCCTTGGTACGGCCGTGCTGGCGCCTACGTGATGGGGCCGACAGGCGGCCACAACAACGAGTACCTCTACGACTCCGCGATATTCCCGCTCGATGGTGCCGTTTCGACGGCCGCCACATGGGTCGCGAAGGTCAATGCCAACGGCGTGGACGCGGCCACGAATTCGGCGCCGACAGCCAACGAAATCGCAGACTCCAACGGCAGCCCGTACTACGAAAAGTCCAACGCAACTTCGGGCCAGATGCCGGTGCTGGGCCACACGTACGGCTCCATCATCGCGCTCCAGGAGGGCAATCAAGGTTCTCTGCTCTGGTGTACGCGCGGCGCGACATGCAATGAGTCGTTCGGCGTCTCGACCATGCACAAGCAGGACCTGGAAACGGCCCTGTGGACGCGCTTCATCACTGGCACCGCTGGTGATAACGCCCAAGTCGAAGGCTGGGCGGTGCATGACAGGAACACGAACCGCGTCTACTTCGGGCACGACTCGTTCTGGGGCCGCAATGTCGTGCATTACGCGCACGCCGGGACGAAGACCTACTCGTCTGTCACGTTCGGCTTCCCTGCCGGCCCTGCCAGCGGCGCATACATCAAGGCATTCCCATTCACTAAGCGTCGCCTGATCCTGTGGCACGACACGCTGGGCAACGTGTGGGAGTGGGACACGCTGAATCCGACGACTCCGCCAGCGTTCATCAGCTCGACTGGATCCTTTGCCGTAAACGACGGTCAGGCGCGGTTCGAGTGGGACGAGGACAACGGATTCTTCGTCCAAAAGCCGGGGTGGACGGGCGATGTCGTGAACACCCTGACGCCACCGAACGACCGATCGCTTGGCACTGGAGGCCAGTACACCAAGGGCTCGCGAACGATCGGCGGCTCAGGTCTACCTGATGGTGTGAAGGGTCCGGCCGTGCCGGTGCCGCAGTACAGCCAGCACGCCTACAGCGAGGAACTCGGCCTGCACTTGTGGGTGTCGGACTCCACGACACAAGTCGCGCTGTTCAAGCTCGCGTAAAGGAATCCCATGGCATTCACCTCAATAGCCACCGACGACTTCAACAGAGCCAACGGCAACATCGGGTCGAACTGGACGCACATCCGCGAGCTCTCGTGGGATGCGACGCCGCCGCAGATCCTATCGAACGTCGTCGTCGGCAAGTCTGGTGGCGTCGCCCACTACCAAGTTGTCAGATGGGCTGGCGCTGGAACGTTCTCGGACGACCAGTATGCCGAGGCGACGGTGGGTGGAATGGCGTTCAACGGGGATGCGTTCCTCACTGGCGTTGTTGTCCGATGCTCCGCCGATACCGACACGGCGGCTGACTTCTATGGCGTCTACATCCTGGACGACGCGCCCAGCGGAAGCAACCACACGACCGTCGTTTTCAAGATGGTCAACGGCACGTCAACGACCATCGCGACGCTGACGACCACCCCGTGGACAAACGGGGATGAGGTGCTGCTGTCGGCAATCGGAACCACGCTGCGGCTCTACAAGAACCGCTCGCTCATCGGCACCTACACGGGGCAGACCGACCTGACGACCGGCAAGCCGGGCCTGCTCTTGGGTGGCAACGCCACGGCCGTCATGAACCTGGACAACGCCGAGCTCGGCGATGCAACGGTAGACGTAGCCAGCGCCGCTCCGGCGTTCTTCCTGTTCTCCTGCTGAGGATGAACGATGCTGTCCGTGATCGCTACAGCCCGTAGAGCACAGCGCAGGAATGCGCCAACGCCGTATTTCGTTGGGCAGGTTCTGCGCGTCGTGCTGCCGGTGGGCTATCACGGCCAGATTTTCATTCAGCGCAACGGAGTGGACATTGCTGGCGCACAGAGCGCGGCCGGCGCCTCCTACTACGAATACACGGTGCAGGCCGCAGACGATGGCGCCACGCTGACCCCGCGCGTCGTTGGCTTGGCGCTCGACACCACCGCACCGCGGCGCCATGGTGTGCAGATCCTCATCGCAGCGCCGGATGAGGTGCTCATCACCTACAACAAGGTGCTATCCACCAACGCGCTTGGTGCGGCGCAGTTCGTCGTCGCCGGCACTGTAGCCACGGCCAAGACGGTCCTGTCAGCCACTGCGGCTGACAACACGGTCAAGGTCAAGGTGTCTAGCAACTTCGTTCCAGGCGATCTGCCAACGATTGCCTACACGCAATCGGCCACGGACTCGCTGCGGGTGAAGGACTACGCCGGCAACCTCGCCCCCAGCTTCTCTGCGGTGACGGTCGCCAACGGGTTCCCGGTGCCGGCAACGGCTGCAACGCTGGTGACGACGTTCACCGTACTGACAAGCGGTGCTGGCGGGTTCGTGTACTCGGGCAGCGGCGGCACCACGCAGTGCCACCCGCTAACGCAGGCGACGTTCGGCAGTTCTGCGCATCAGGCCAAGCTGGAGACAAGCGGCTGGGTGGAGATGCAGGTTGCCGACACCGATGCGGCGGTCCGCTCCATCGCGCTGAAGATGAACACGTCGGCCGGGCAGACGCTCAACGAGATGGACCACTCGGTCCGCGTCACCAATGGCACGGCACGCCCGTTCCAAGACGGCACGGCGGTTGGGTCGCTGTACACGTTCTCGAGCCCGTCGTCGCTTTGCCGCGTGCGCATCCGCCGAGACATGCCGTCTGGTGAGGTTCACTTCGACACGTCGGAGGACGGCGGCATCAGTTGGGAACTTCAGTACACCTGGACGCTGGTGTCCGATCCAGAGGTGTACATGCACCCATGGTGCAACAACCCAAGCACGAGTGTCGCCGCGATCGGCTGCGCGCTCCAAGGTTTCGTCTCTCGGGGATTCTGATGCTCGGACTTAGAAAGCTCACGATCGCCGCTCTCCTTGCATCGGTTGCCGGTGCTGTGGCCGGCTTCTCGGTCAATCTTCCGAGCGTCGATCTTGGCGGTGGAGTGATGGGGCAACTGGACAGCGTCGCTGCACCGAGTTATCCGGTGGCTGCTGCTGCCGGCGTCTTCGAGATGTGGCCCTCGCTCCAGTTCGAGGTGAACGGTGGTGCGTTGCCGGCGCCGAGCTACGGCTTCTCAACGCTGCGCAAGCGCGACAACACGAGCGGCGCGATCCAACCGGAGTCGACGCCAGACGGCGGCGCCTTCCGCATCGTATGCGCGACCAGTCATCTCGGGTTCTTCGATCCAATCGTCTATCCACCGGTCGGCGGCGTCGGCTACCCGAAGAAGAGCCACCTACACAACTTCTTCGGAAACTCAGACATCTCCGAGTTGACTGCGCCGACCACGCAACTTGCGACGGTCGGGCGCAGTAGTTGCGTTGGTGGTATCGCGAACCGCAGTGCGTACTGGGTGCCGGCGGTCGTCGACACGACGACGGGCTTCCCGGTCATCCCCTACGCAAACATCGTCTACTACAAGAATGAGTCAGCTTACCGCAAGGCCAACCTGACTGCGGTGACGGTGCCGCCTGCCGACTTGCGCATCATTGCAGGCAACCCGGCGAACACATCGACGACGCTGGGCAACACCTACCGCTGGGAATGCCCGCTCGGACAGAACTTCTCGGCCACGATCCCGGGCGCCGGCTGCGCCAACGGATCAGACGTGCAGCTGATCGTGTTCTTCCCGCAGTGCTGGGATGGCGTGAACCTCGATTCGGTGAATCACCAGAGTCACATGGCCTACGAGAACCCATCGACGGGCTGCCCCGGTACGCACCCGGTGATGATCCCGCAGATTAGCTACAACATCCGCTACAAGGTCAGCGCCAGCGCCAGACCCGAGAACTGGCGCCTAGCCTCCGATACCTACGCGCTCGGCTACGCTGCAGGTGGCCTGAGCGCCCACGGCGACTGGTGGAACGGCTGGAACTCCTCCGTGCTGACGCAGATGGTGCAGGGCTGTCTGCATGCCTCGCTGAACTGCCACGCCCACCTTCTCGGGCTTACCCCCAATGAGACGCTGTATTGAGCTAGCGCTCGTGCTGCTCGCCGCGCTGGTCCCGTTCCTCGCGGCGGTCGACCATCGCCGCGACAGCGCGCTACTCGCCTTCAAGGCGGAGATTGCGGCGACGAGCGCGGTGTGCCAGAAGCAGCAGGCCGGCGATCAGGAGGGCGTAGGTTCCTGGCTCGGGGGCGCTCCCAACGGCTCGGATATCCACCAGAGATTGCGCCTTGCGAGTGAGAATGCCCGTCACCTCATCGGAGCCGGTCTCGAAGTCAAACGCCAGCAGTCCCGAGCCGGTGACCAGGTTGGAGAAGGTCTCGGCTCCAACGGTGAGCCAGGCGCTTATCTCGGCGACGCCGCCGACCGCAGTGGCGTCGAACTCGAAGGTTACGCGGGTGTGCGGGGCGACAACGGCAAGCCACGAATCCTGAATCGAAGACTGAGAGTACGGCGTTCCGTTCGACGTTCTGTGCGTGGTCGCCGACAGCGATTCGCCCCAGGTGAAGAAACTGAGCCACTCCCCCGAGGTGCCGGGGCCGAAGAAGCCGACCTGTTCAGAGGACCAGAACCCGCCGCCGTTCGAATCGGCCACCCACGACAGGTTGCCGTGGAACCCGCCCTGTCCGGTGAGGGTGACTCCGGCCGTGATCCCGTCGGTCTGATCCGTATCGACGATGGTGAGTCGAACCGGGCCGACGGAAGCGGTAGCGGGAGGATTTGCCGCAAAAACTGGAAGCGCGCAAAAAAGCGCAGCGGCACAGATAGCACGTATGCCCATGGGACTCTCCTCGCGTTGCATCGTTGTGAGAGACGCGGGGCATTTTGCGTGCCTGGACGGATGGACTGACCATGACTGCACTAGCGACCATCGCCATTGCTACCGCGGCCATTGCCGGCGGGGAAATCGCTGCCGCGGCCGGTGTGGGTAGCACGGCCCTTGTCGGCGAATCCTGCGCCTTCGGCATCAACGGCATGAGCACGTTTGCCATCGCCGCTGGCGTGGAGTCGGCGGAGGCTGAGACGAGCGTGTTTACGACGAACTCGCGGCGCCGAATCGGGCGCAACACGCTGCGCACGCCGACCGTTCGCATTGGCCGCTCTCGCATCTAATTGACTGACAGGTTCCACCCTTAATTTGTCAGCGCTGCATCGCGACGATGCGGCGCGATGGACCTCGAAAGCCTCGTCCTCGGCGGAACGCTGAACTTCACCACCCTGGTGCCGGATTACCTTCCGGCCGACGGGTGGGTGTTGAAGTACGTGCTCGTTCCGCGTTCAGCGGGGCCTTCGTCCATCACGCTGACTGGCACGCAGGACGCGGACGACGCGACCCTGCATCGCATCCAGGTAGCCGCATCGACGACCGCTGGCTGGACTTCTGGCGTCTATAGCTGGGCCTCGTGGGTCCAACTCGGAAGCGAGAAGTACGACCTTGCGAGCGGCGTCGTCACGCTGCTGCCTGACCCGCGCACCGCGACATCGCTGGATACGCGCAGCCAAGCGCGCATCGCGCTGGATCAGGCAAAGGCGGCTCTGGCCGCATGGACGCCGACCACGCGCAGCTATCGCATCGGCGACCGGCAGATGGAGTTCGCGCAGAAGGCGGACATCCTCGGCGTCATCAGCTACTGGGAAATCGAGGTTGCGCGCGAGGAGAACTGCGCGCGTGCCGCGGTTGGCCTGAAGACAAAGCGTCAGGTGTACCTGAGGGTCGCCAATGGCTGACAAACGCCCCTCTCGGCTGCGTCGCGTCATGGCGGCCCTGTTCGGCTCTGAGCCGAAGCGGGGCTCCTCGCGCATGTACGCCGCCGCTCGTGGGTCGCGCCTGACCGGTGGATACGGAGTCGGCGGCGACAGCAGTGCCGATGCCGAACTCTCATCCAGCCTGACCCGCTTGCGCTCTGCTTCGCGGCAGATGGTGCGCGACAGCGCCTATGCAAAGCGCGCCAGAACGATCGTCGTCAACAACGTGATCGGCTCTGGCGTGGGCATGCAGGCCCAAGTCATGACCACGCGCAAGGCTCTCGCGGAGAGCGTCAACGCCTCGATTGAAGAGGCGTGGTGCGAGTGGATGTGCGCCGAGAACTGCCACACGGGCGGGGCTCTGCACTTCAACGACTTCGAGCGCGCCGCGATGGCGCAGGTGTTCGAGGCGGGTGAGGTGTTTGTCCGCAAGCACTACTCCTCGTTTGGCGAGAGCCGGATTCCGCTGGCGCTGGAGTTGATCGAGGCCGAGCGCGTGCCGCTTGACATCGCGATGCCGGGTGCTCCTGGTGGCGCCGAGGTTCGCATGGGCATTGAGCGCGACACATTCGGCCGCGCAATCGCCTACTGGATCCGCGAGCGCCACCCGGGTGACATTAACCGCGGCGGCGGCCCGGCGACGGATCGCTACGAGCGCGTGCCGGCAGAGCACATCCTGCATCTGCGCCTTGTTGACCGCTGGCCCCAGACCCGCGGCGAGCCGTGGCTGCACACCTCCGCTCGCAAGCTGAACGACATGGATCAGTACAGCGGCGCCGAGGTGCAGGCCGCGCGCATGTCGTCCTACCTGTTCGGGACCATCGAGACGAAGGACGCTGACTTCGCTACCGACGAGGAAGACGACGGCACCCAGGTGATGGACATCCAGCCTGGGTTGATCCAGCAGCTGAACCCCGGCGAGACGCTCAACTTCCACAACCCGAATCGGCCCAACGTCGCACTCGACCCGTTCATGCGCTACATGCTGCGTGAAGTCGCGGCCGGCTGCGGGGTTAGCTACGAGAGCCTTTCTCGCGACTACAGCCAGAGCAACTACAGCAGTTCGCGTCTTGCGCTGCTGGATGACCGCGACCTGTGGCGGATGCTGCAGCAGTGGTGGATCCGCGCATTCCGCAAGCCGCTGCACAAGGTGTGGCTGCGTCAGGCCGTTTACTCGCGCACCGTTGCGATCGACATCGATCAGTACGTGCTGAACGCCTCGAAGTTCGAGGCGGTGCTGTTCAAGCCGCGCGGCTGGTCTTGGATCGATCCCACCAAGGAAGTCGAAGCCTACAAGGAAGCAATCAAGGCCGGCTTGACCACGCTGACCGATGTCATCGCTCAGACCGCAGACGGCCGCGACATCGAAGACGTGATCGCAACTCGCAAGCGCGAGATCGAGATGCTGGAAGCGAACGGCATCGCGGTGGATACCGATGTGGCCGCAGATCGCGAAGCAGAAGCCGCTAACCCCGGCGCCACCAAGACCAACGACGACGAGCAGGCGAAGCGAATCGCCAAGCGCGTTGTCGCGCTCGTGAGGGACTAGCAGATGAGTGACGAAATCAAAGTTGGCCGGCTGGCGCGCGACCTGTTCGGCGCCGAAGTGACGATCACGCGCGAGGCCGACAAGCCGATGCGCCTGTCGTTCCCGGCCAGCAGCGAAATGCCTGTGCAGCGCTGGTTTGGCGAAGAGGTGCTGCGCCACGACGACAAGTCCATCCGCATGGACCGGCTTAATGGTGGCGCTGCGCCGCTGCTGTTCAACCACAACTGGAGCGATCCGGTCGGCATGGTTGACGGAGCCAGCGTCAAAGACGGCCGCCTGTGGGTCGATGCGCACTTCTTCGACACCGACCGCGCCCGCGATGTGGCCGCGATGGTCGAAGGCGGCATGCGCAATGTCTCCATCGGCTACGAGCTCTACGAAGTCACCGAG